CCGCTTGATTAACGTAGGTTGTATTGGCGTTCTCAGCGAAGCCTTTGGCATCTCCAGAAGCCAGTGCAGCCCAAGCCTTTCGGAATTGGTCAGTGCTGCCTACTTGGTATGCCACATCAATCATCACGGCCTTCTGCTGTGGAGACATCTTGGCCCAGAGGCCGGGTGAAGTCTTCTCAGCTGTGTCCCGTGTCATTGACTCATAGCGCCCCAAGGACACCTGAGTAAGCCGCTGTACCTGTTCAGTGGTCATCTGGAATTTCCCATCAATGACTCCTTGGATAGAGCCTTCAGGGACACCAGCACGCTTGAGGTCAGCCGGGGCGTTGGCAGCATTGGCTTTAAGGTTGTACCCTGCACCAATGTTTCTACCTGCACCAGAGGCTGGATCGTCATAGGCTTGCTTGACCACACCTTCCCCCATTGTGATGAGGGAGGAGGCCAGACCACGACCATACTTATCGCTATCCATGCGGTCACTTGCAGACACTGCGGAGAACTGTTTAGCCATCAATGCAGTTGCACTGGTGTCAACCATTGCTGTACCCCTTTGTTTAATTTTGGATAAGGTGCTGAAGTCAGGTTCACCAAAAGACATCTTTGGGACATCCGTGAGTTGCTTGAGCATCTGGTCAGACTGCATCTTGTCCAGATTAAAAAGAGAGGATGCTGGCAGTGCTTTGGTTACCCGTGCCTTAGCCAAGAGACCTTGATTGGCTGCAATGAATGCAGGATCAACTTTTCCTGTGGACAGCTGGCGCTGCAACTCAGCAATCTTCTGGCCCTCGTTCATGGAACCATCAGTAGTTGGTGTGTGGTCAATATGCGTCTGGTTGTAGAACGACTGATTGATTTCAGCAAGGTTCTTTCTTCCAATTGGAGTGGACGAGCCAGCACCATTGGTCAGCATGATGGACACCTCACCCTCAGTTCCCTCTGCACGGTACTCAACCTTCCAATCACCGGGTCGGTCCTTCAATCGTTGGTCCTTGCTGATTCGATCAGAGAGGTCCGTCAATGCTTCCTGTGTCTGCCCATTGGCAAACTGACGGGGAACCTTAATGGCAGCGTTGGTTGTCTCATCGTGAATCCAGTTCTGAGCAACATAGTCCTTGGTGAAAGACTTGAGCATGTCATCGGTGGCAGCAGGGTGTGAGCGCAGGTAGGCCATCTGAGCAGCCTTTGCGTCAGAGTCCACTGCCTCAGTGTTTCCAGGACGACCAGAACCACCAAGCCACTGAGGAATCATGGTAGAGCCTGTCACCTTATCAGTGGCAGCCTTGGCATACTTGGCAAACTCAGGAGTCTTGGACCGAGCCTCAGCAGCAGCCTTGGCATCAGGAGACACGCTGGCAAATGCGTTGTTGTATGCAGACTTAGGGTCAGAGCCACCGGCCACCTGTGAGGTGTAGGTCTCCATGAGGTCAGCCACATCACCCTTGAAGTACAGCTTTCGCATGTGGGGTGCAGCACTGAATGCCTTGTAGAGTTCCACACGAGATTGAAAGGATGCGTCAGGGCCTTCCTTGTTCTGGCCTGTGGTCCCCATTGTTTCCACGAAGCGTTCAAGGGCTGGTATGGGGACCGAAGCGCGGCGATTGGCTGTCTCTTGGATGAGAACTGAGGCCAGCTGTGCAACATCATTTGGTTTCCCATTGGAAGCAGCAGCAATCAACAAGTCAATCTTGGGACCCATGTTGGCCTCCATCAGGTCTTGCTGTTCCTTGGGGGGCAGCCGAAGCAATGTCCCATCAGTCCAGTGTCCTTGCATCTGAGCCAAAGCCAGCTTGGAGCTGACCAGCTTCTGAGCATTCATGTAATAAGCATGACCTGCCTCTTCAGTAGCAAAGACACCGAACTTACCCATGTGTGACTTAATCAGCTCGGGGGTGATGGAGTCTGGAGAAGCATCGCGCTGTTTGTCCAAGGCCACTATGGTGTCAAAGCGAACAGTCTGTCCAGCCTCAAGCATGTGTCGGTTCAGCTGGGTGGTGGCATGTTCCTGCATGGTGCGAATCCGTGCAGAGGTCTCTGGGGAATTGAAGGAGGACATCGTCTTCCCATCAGCACCTGGCATATCAAAGATACCAAAGAGCTGTGGAGCCCCACCAAGTTTCTCAGACATATCAGCCAAGCGATTCAGAAGGTATTCTTGTGCATCTTTGGGTGACTTGTTGACAGACTTGAATGCTGGGAGTACCTCATTGTTGAATGAGATAGTCAAGTCTTCAAGGGACATAGTGGGAGACAGCTTCTCCTGCACCACCTGAGCCAGTGAAGAGTCAAGCGCCTCAGTCTGCTGCTTCATGCGCTTCTGCTCAACTTCACTGCGAATGGCAACTTCCATTGAGTTGATGTTCGCACCAACCTTGGCAGCCATCACAGGATCAGCAAAGCCACCCATGAGCTTTTCCCTCTGAGCTTTCAGGAAAGTACCGGGGTCAAAGCCAGGTTTATCCTTGGCAATATCGTATGCCTGAGCCATGTCAGCTTTAACACTGGCCCCTGCACGGTCACCAAGGATTCCTTTAAGACCCTCACGGTATGCAAAGTCATAGGCAGGAGGGACTGAAGAGGGAAGTGGGCTTCCAATCAGGTCCTTCTCTGCAACACCTGACATGTCCAGTCGGTTAGCTTCAGCCACACCAGCCCGGTGGGCGGCAGTTGCTTCTGTCTTGACCTGTGTGTCTGTGTATTGATTCAGTGCTGGGTTCAGCTGTGCCAACCCAGACACAAGACCAGACACATTGCTATCGGTTGCAGCAGCTTGGAACCCGTAGTTCTGTCGCTGTGCAACTGCTTGGTCCAACACGGGAGCGCGCTGGTTGGCTACTTGCGGTAGCGATGAAATACGGATGTCAGCCATTAGTCTGTTCCCTTAGCGTTTTTCTGTTTGTTGAGCGCCATGCCATAGTTGGCTCCAGCACCTGCGATGGTTAGTCCCAGCTCAGTAAGAGAGGGCTGTTTGATTGAAGCAAGGCTCTGAGATGCCTTGTTGCCAGAAGCGAGGTCAGAGTATGAAATCTCACCCTGTGTTTTGCGTGCATTGCTTGCAACTGTGGCAAGGTCCTGCCCCTGTTGAATGCCCATAGCAGCAGCACCCCGCTGAGGGGTAACACCGCCACCAGCCTCACCAGCAATGGCATCAAAGGAGGCCATGTCTTTATAGGCTTGCATAGCGTGGGCATTGGTAGTCCCGGCTGCTACCTCAGCTGCCTGTTGTTGCTGTCTCTCAGCATCCATGTGTTCAGCATCACGGTTCTGTTGGACCGCCTTTGCCTGTGCAGCTGCTTGAGCTGCCTGTGATTGGTTTGAGGCTACCGCACTTGCCACAGTAATAGCAGCCGAAGCTGCCATCATCTGAGAGGCGGTGATGCCCAGTGTTACGGGGTCAAGACACATATTTATTTTGGTAGGTAGAAGAAATCAAACTTGCTGTAGCCGGGGGAATGAACCCACCGAAAACCCAGCGAAGAGAGGAACCGCTTGGCCTGTAAGTTCTCCTTGTAAACGTAGTTACAAATGAGCTTGTCAGGGTAGTCGGCAATGAGGGATGCAAGAACCAACTTGCTGGCCTTGTAGATAGCCTTGCGGTGGTGGACAATCCCAGCTGAACACATCATCCACGGATGGATTTCATGCCCAGTCTCAGAGTGTCCACCAATGAGAACCACATCCTCCCCACAGACAGCCGTAACGGTGTCTTCAAGGAGTCTTATGGACTCAGCAAGGGCAGTGTCAGGGGTTCCCTCTAAGAGCCACGCAAGGGCCTCCTGCTCATCCGACTCACGAAGGACAATCAGGGAGGCATCAGCAGGTACAGCCTTACGGAATTCAAGGTTCATCGCTGTGCTTTCATGTTGAGGCTGGCACGCCACTCAGCGTAGGGAAACCTACAAGGGAGGAACGAATCAGACTCGATGGTGATGGCAGTACCGAGCCCTTGAGCCTGTACTGGAATGCTGAAGTCACCATCCACCAGCGTGGGTGATGTACCCAACCCAAGCCCGAAGCCAACACCCTCACCATTGAACTGGTATGTGTATGAGCCAAGGGCCTTCGTGGTAACAACAACCTTGAAGAATCCAGTCTGGATGTAGTGGAGAAGCATCTTCAGAACCTTGAGGCGCAACGAGATGATTGGGATTCCATCCTTGTCACGCATATAGATTTCACTGAATCGGTAGCGCATGGTGAACTTGTTGCCCACCACCACAGTGCCACCTGTCCAGGTTCCTGTAACCACAATGGTTGTGGTCGTGGTCCCAACAATGGTTGAAACCACAGGGAACTCACGGGTGTAGCCGTTGGCAGACTGAAGGACTGTGGACATCCCAAGCATTCGATAGGGAAGAGTTACAGTCGTCTGCCCAATAGCCGGGGAGTTGGATACAACAGTTGGTGTTGACTTTCGGTCCAGCCGAAGCTGAACTGAAGACCCACCATCCAGAACTGTGGTGTCAAAGTCAATGACCTCCAGAGCCACAGAGTCAGCCGAAGCTCCCGTGGTAGCACCCTTGTAGTGGCAGAAGAGGTACAGCTTGCTGCTGGCCCAGTGTGCCTTGATGATGTTGTCACACCCAAAGGTGAACTTCTGCCATGCACGCTGTGTCAGCTTCTCGCCATCATCCTCATACTTGAAGACATACAGCTCGTTGCTTATCCCTGAAGGAACAATAGCCACCGTGCGGAATGCTTCAGATACCTCAATGCTCTTTGGGTTGTCAGGGATGTAGCTTGGGATGTGGTCCGTGATTGACTCCATCGTATTGGAAACCGTATCACGAGACACCCGGTACAGACCAAGCTGGGTGTGGCCCTGCGTGGTGTTGGGGTAGATGATTCGGTTACCCAACTGCTGCGGCCGTGCAGAGCTGTTGGAGCTAAAGGCAGTTGTGGGAACCAGACGGGCAGTATTGGGTGACAGTACATCCCCCGAGGCCAATGAGAATTGCTGCTTTGAGGTAGCCCAGACGATCAACTCAAGGTTGAAGGGGACTGCCCAGTCAAGCGTATCAATGGACTCAGCTGTGCCACCAAGGTCAATGGGGTCCGTGTCCAGTACAGCCGTAGCTGTCTGAGCATAGAAGTTGAAGTACAGCCCTGAGCGAGACATTGCCAACGAATCACCAGCAAGGAAGCCAAGTCGATTCCTGTGAAAGAAAATGTCACGAATCTTCCTGCCAACAAAGGACGGCTGTGGGTTGGTGTTGTTGTCACCCACAAGGCGGCTTACCCAGCTGCACTTCTGGAACTCCCAGGTTCCTCCAGCACCCGACTTGGTGAGCTTGTGGGGCATCGAGGTTGCCTCAAAGCCAATTACAACACCGGGGGTAAGACATTCCTTCCACTCAGTAGTGGCCCACTCAACGTAATAGGGATCAATGTTGGGACCACTACCAGCAATTTTCACTCGGGTATTCAGTGGATACCGAGGGGGAAGGTCAGAGAACTTTGTGACACCATTGCTGATCACCATCATCGTTGCATTGCCGAAGGTATCAGACACCGTACAACTTGCCATCGGGGAGGATGTAGTGACCTCGATCAGACCTGTGATGTCAGCCACCTGACCAGCAGAGGTTCCAGCAATAGTGTTGAGTGCAGCTACCACACCAGCAACCACCTGAGACACATTGACACTCGTGGGCGATGTGTAGGTGGTATTGATTCCATTCACAGTCATGTAGTACGTCTGCTGGGGAGCAGCGGTACGAACATAGATGTATGCCTTGTTTGGATTAGGTGTGTAGGTATCAACAGGACCAGGAAGAACTGTGTAACCTGTGTTCACAATGAATGTGGTATCAGACACAGTGACACACCTGAAGCTGGCCTTGGGGTCTGAAGCAGACAGGTACGCTGAATCATTGAGGATGCTTGTGGACTCAGTGAGCCCAGTCGTCATGTTGACAACCTTCACAGTGGAGCCATCCAAGAGAACCCCATACCGATTGTTCTCACCCCGGTCGATAACGTGGATGAAGGCATTGCCAGACAGGGCTGAACCACTGGCCCACCCAAGAGGTGTGAAGCCAACGTGAGAGGTTCCTGGTCGCTTGTATAGGCCATCAACCACGGTGGAGAGTGCATTGTCTTGCTGCTCACCCTGTGTGGGGTGGCGCATTGCAGGGAACTGTTGGGAGACACCCCCGAACAAGCCGGGGATTGCACGGGAGATAAGACTCATTTAATTTTCACGATACTGTAAGACCCCTGCACATGAGAAGGAGTCGGTTAAGAAATTGGCATCAGCAACATCAGCCTCAAAGGACTGGAGGGCAACAAGGGCCATCTGTTCGTCTTGCTCTGAGTATTTGAAGACACCTTCACCAGCTTGCATCCGAACCTGGAAGGCACGGGCAGACCGAACAGCGATGTAATAGCGAACAGCCTGTGGCAGCTCATCCCAAGTCAGCAGCAGGATGACAGTTCCTGTCAGGTCCTTGGTGAAGATTGGTGTGTGATTCTTCCTGTCGTACAGGGCAAGGCCACGCTGAACTGCATTGATGTCTGTGTAAATATCATCGACATCCACAGACAGAGTATTGGGGGACAGGGGGATTCGACCTGAGAAATCCTTGGTCAGTGGGTAGCCCTCTTCAGTATTGAAGGACCACCCCATTGACTGAATTGCACGGGTGTTGTCATTGAGAACTCCCTTGGCAATAGACAGTGGAAGGTGTCCTGGCTGTGTGGCTGTCTGGACTGGGTCCTCATCGGCAGCCGTAAGCATGAGGTTGAGGGCTTCCAGCTCAGTCAAAAGTGAGGTAGTGGACATAGGTAACCTAAAGTTGAAAAAAAAGGCCACTACTGGAAATCCAGAAGTGACCTTAGTTGTTCTGTCATCGAGACAGGTAGTTGATGGCCCGTGCCAAAAGTGAAACATCATCCTTGGCATGGCCTAGAACTAAGTTACAGGTTGGACAGAGCAGTCCCCGAACGGCTCCTGTTGCATGATCGTGGTCAATGACTAGTGGGTTATGTTTAAAGGAAGCGTGGGGAATTTGGTCCTTGTGGGTTCCACAGATGGCGCATGAGTACCCTTGATTTTTAGCAAGAATCTCAATTTCACCGACTGAAACACCATATCGGGTAGCCGAGGAATGATTAGACCGACACTGATTACATTCAGTTCTTTTCTTCCCCGACTCCCGGCGTGTAGTGAAGCAGTCTCCCGACTTTTCTTCACTACACAATCTGCATGTTAGGTGCAGCTTAAGCTGTGGTTTTCAATTCCACAGCGCATTCTGGCCTCAAAATTCCGTGGCCCATTGCGTACTTGGCAACGATCAACGTACCTTGACGGCGCATGTCGTATTCCATCTCGCTGGACAAGTCCATGAGCTTGAGAGTACCGACAGCATCGGAAGTGGTCACGAGAGCAGCCAACTTGCTGAAGTCACCTTGGTAGGCAGCAGGACCAGCAACCACATTGCTTGTAGGCAAGTTGTTGGTCTTGACCAGCTGAACACCACCAACTTCGATAATCTTGCCAGCAGCAAACGAGCCGTTGGATTGACCACCGTTATAGTCAACGTGAGTCAACAGTGAGTTGGGTGTACCAGCCAGCATGTAGTACTGAGCAGGCTTGATGTAGCCGTAGCGAGTAGCCGACTGAGCAACGTCCTTCTCATCCAAAGCCTGAGCAGCAGCGTAGAAGCCGCTGATGAGGTCAGATGCAGAGGTGCGGT